GTTTTCTTTTTGAAAAATTGTAAATAAAAATTTTTTCTAAGCCTGTGCAGTCAACTGCACAGCAGAAAGTGAGGAGAGAATGGGAAGAACCCGCTTGCCGCTCTCCGAACAGAAGGGTGATCTCACCAAGGAGCGAAGAGCAAGACTTGAAGCGGAGCAGGACCTTGTCCGCACACCTAAGAAGTATATCCTCAAAGCTCCGACGTGGCTCAGCAAGAGAGCTCGCAAGGAGTATCGCCGACTGATCGAGAGTATGGCGGAGATGGATATGCTCGGTGATCTTGACGCTAACAATCTGGCGGCTTACTGCAACGCCTGGGACAAGTACCTTCAGGCTGAGGAGGAAATCAAGGAAAAGGGACTGCTCATAGAGTCCCCGAAAAATCCAAAGTCGCCGTATCAAGCTAATCCCGCTATCCAGATACAGATCAAGCACGCGAAGGAGATGCGTGAGTTCGGCCGCCAGTGTGGCTTATCAATTGACAGCCGCTTGAAGTTCGCAGCGGCGAAGCTGCCGGAGATAGAGGCAGACATCACCGAGGAGTTCGGCGATATCTGATGACGATCAGGCAGGAGCTGGAACGATACGCGGCAGAGTGCATTGACGGCAGACGGGTAAGCTGCCGAAAGCACCGATGGGCCTGCCAGCGCTTCCTGGCAGATCTCAACAAGCTTGATACTGATAGCAACTATCCGTACTACTGGGACGAGGAGCAGGCGAGGGCTATCGTCAAGTGGTTCCATTACCTCCGCCACTCGAAGGGAGTCCTCGCCGGTAAGAGCATCGAGCTCATTACCCCGCAGCGTTTCACCCTCTGCCAGCTCTACGGCTGGCGGAGGAAATCTGACGACCTCCGAAGGTTCACCAAGTACTTCAAGGAGGTAGCCAGAAAGAATGCTAAGTCTCAGGAGCTCGGCGGCGTCGCTCTCTATGAGATGTCCTGCGGAAGTACCAGAAACGAGGAGCACTACGAGGGCTACTGTGCAGGTACAAAGAGAGAGCAGTCCAAGATCATAGTTGATGAGTGCAAGCTGATGCTCAAGAGGAGCCCGCTTGCACGAAAATTTAACTGCACGGCGAACAGAGTCGTGCATCGAAAGACAGGCTCCTTTATCGTCGCTCTCAGTAAGCAGGATGGACAGAACGGAGACGGTACGAACCCCGCCTTCCTGATCCTGGATGAGTACCACCAGCACACGACAACAGAGTTCTACGACCTTGGCCTCGGTTCAAATACGAAGGAGCCGCTGCTGCTTATCATTACAACAGCAGGCAAAGACCTCAACTGTCCCTGCTATCAGCAGGAGTATATGTATTGCAGTGATGTGCTGGACCCTGACAAGCCTGATATCGTCAACGACGAGTATCTCATAGATATCTTCGAGGCAGACACAGACATCGAGCTGAGCGATGAGACATACGACAAGCTCGTGGAGATGGCAAACCCCGTCCGTGCATCGTATGCGGCAGGCCGCAAGCTCATGCACGACGACTACGTTATCGCAAAGGAAGTTCCCGAAAAGCTCATATCTTTCCTCACCAAGGTGCTGAACGTCTGGGTGCAGGCGCGAAATAACGGATATATGGATATGGCAAAGTGGAACCGCTGCAAGGTCAGCGAGCTTCCCGTCGATATCAGAGGGCTTCCGGTATACGTCGGCTTCGATATGTCTGCAAAGATAGACCTCACTTCGGTGAGCTTCATAATACCCTACAAGGACGCAGACGGCACCGTCAAATATATCCTGTTCTCACACTCCTTTATCCCGAACCGAGAGAAGCTCATGGAGAGATGCCGCGTCGATAAGATGCCTTACGACGCATGGGAGCGCAACGGCTGGCTGACTGTCACGAACACTGAGATCGTCGATCAGAACGCCGTCATGAATTACGTCCGCGGCTTCTGTAGTTCTCAGGGCCTCGTGATACAGTCTTTGTGCTTCGACCCCGCGAACGCGAGCAAGCTCATGCTTGAACTCAGCGATGAAGGCTACGATGTCGTGGAAGTGTACCAGTCGCACAAGAGCCTGAACGAGAGCACAGCAGGCTTCCGCGAACAGGTGTACAGTCAGAACGTGGTATTTATCAACAACCCACTGTTGAATTATGCGATAGGAAACGCCGTTGTCCGCAAGAATAACGGTTTAATTAAGATAGACAAGGACGCAACGAAGCGCCGAGTGGATCCGGTGGACGCTACTCTCTGCGCATTCAAGCTCGCCTTATATCATGTATTCGTCACTGCTCCCGTAGACGTGGACAAGTGGCTGGAAAGTGAAAGCTGGTGATAAGATGTCGCTGTTCAAGCGCAGAAAAAAGATAGCCGACGAAGTGGAGAACACCACGGAGCAGGCAACAGAGGAAACGACTGCCGACACGGAGCAGGAACAGCCTGCGGGCGTTGTGACGCTCCAACAGCTGAATGATTTCTTCAACAGACAGGGCTTTTCAAGCGCTCTGGCGAAGAATAACCTTAACGCTGCGACGTACTATGCTTGTATGCTGATCCGATGCAACGCTCTCGCGAAGGTCCCCTTCAAGGTATATGAGAGGGACGGCGACGGTGCCAAAGAGTCAGATCACTACCTCAACAAGCTCCTGAAGCTTCGCCCGAACAGGTTTATGACCGCTCACGACTTCTTCTGGGCGTCAGAGTTCCAGAGATTGAGCACAGGCAACACATTTTGGGTATACAGTTTCCGCCGTGGAAAGATTGAGGAGATATACCTCCTCGATAGCAACTATGTGGAGATTATAGTCGATAATGCGGGCATACTCAGCTCACCGAACTCGGTGTACTACCTGTACACTGACCCGCGGAGTTCGCGGCAGGTGATATACACGTCCGACAGGATAGTGCATCACAAGTACTTCTCGACTGACGGCATCAAAGGCAACTCGATACAGAAGTATCTTGTCGATGTTCTCAGTCAGGAGAAATACGCACAGCAGGTCGTGAATGAGAAGTATAGTCACGGCTTGCAGGACCCTATCATCGTCACTTTTACAGGAGACCTCGACAAGGTCCGCGCGGCTCAGATCAAGAAAAAGTTTGCTAACCTCGGCGGCGCTCAGAACGCAGGGACAGTTATACCGATACCGACAGACTTCGGTGTGCAGCAGCTTGAGACAAAACTCGTGAACTCACAGTTCTTCGAGCTCAACGGGCTCACTACTCGACACATCGCGAACGCCTTCGGTGTCAAGAGCTTCCAGCTCAATGACATGGAAAAGAGTACATACAGCAACATCGAGCAGCAGAACAGAGCGTTCTACAGCGACACGATGCAGAACGTTCTCACTGCTTATGAGCAGGAGGCGACGTTCAAGCTCCTCAGTTCCGAGGATCAGGAAACGAAGTTCATTCAGGCGAATGCAGACGTTTATCTCAGAGCTGATATCGAGGCTCGCTACAAAGCATACAGCACAGGCATCACGGGCGGCTTCTTGCAGATTGCAGAGGCCCGAAAACGCGAAAATCTGCCGTTCATACCGGGCACCGATAAGCTTATCATCGGCAACGGTGCAGCTATTCCGCTGGATATGCTCGGTTCACAGTACGATAAAGGAGGCAACAAGTAAATGGAATACGCTGACACAATAGAGATCACCTTCAAGAGCGGTGAGACCATTGCCTATAAAGAAGGGGAATGGGACGACTACGCTTACGACGGCAAGGCTGTTATCGTCAAACAGAAGGGTGCTTGGATCGGAATATATAACTTCGACCATGTTTTCAGCGTCGAGTTGAAGAACACCAAAGCCGTAGACTATGTGCCACTATAAGGAGGTGAGAAAAACGAAAAAGTACCAGTTCACTCAGAAGGACAAGACGGGCGCAGTCAAGGACTGTGGCTATATGATCTATGACAGTGCAGACGATGAGAGCGCAGAGCTCCGCTTCTACGGTGACATCTGCTCAGCTACATGGATCAGCAAGTGGTTCGAGGAGGACAAGTGCCCTCAGGACGTCGCCGATTTTCTCGCCGAGCTTACTACCGAGGGTGGCGGACACAAGAAGCTTGATGTGTATGTCAACAGCGGAGGCGGTGACGTCTTCGGAGGTTTGGCTATATACAGCATACTTGCTCGATATCCCGGCGAGAAGATCGCACACATCGACGGTATCGCCGCAAGTATCGCGGGAATAATCCCGTTCGCCTGCGACAAGGTCGTAGCTCCTAAGTACGCTCAGCTCATGCTCCATAAGCCTTGGACGTCTACATGGGGGAACGCCAACGACCTCAAGAAGGCAATCGAGGCACTCAACGCCTGTGAGCAGTCTATCATCAACGTCTATAAGGCTCATGCCGTCAACGGTACCACCGAGGATAAGATCAAGAGCATGATCGACCGCGAGACGTGGCTGACTGCGGAGCAGGCGGCAGAATACTTTGCAATCGAGCTCCTCGACACAGAGCCCGTAGCTGCCTGTGTATCAGACAGCTACAAGCGGTATATGAACACTCCCGCTGCTCTCCTGAATATCAGCGAGAGCGCTCAGAAGCCCGAGCCTCCTATTCCTCAGGAAGGCGAGGAAATCGACAATCGCAAGAGAAAGCTACAGATGTCACTCGATGTCCTGAAGCTCCTCAAATAAAACATAAAGAAAGAAGGAAAACGACTATGTCGAAAATCGAAGAGATGCAGGCCAAGCTTGCAGTAATCATCAACACAGCTCAGGACTATCTCGACAAGGACGATCTTGAGAACGCCGACAAGATGCAGAAGCAGGCACAGGAACTTGCTGACAAGATCGAGAAGCAGAAGGCTCTTGATAAGCTCTCAGCGGGTATCGAGGCGCCTCAGGCATCTCAGGCAACCGAAGGCACTAAGGGCGCTACTAAGACAAAGGAAAATGCTTCCTTTATCCGCGCAGCTCTTAAGAAGCTCTCGGGAACAAAGCTTACAGAAGCAGAAGATGCTCTGCTCCTTCCATCGGTAACATATCCTAACGGCGAGCACGGTGAGGGTTATATCCTTCCTCAGGATATTCGCACCAAGATCAAGGAGAAGCTCCGCCAGTTCAGAAGCCTCAGAGAGGTATGCGGCTATCTGAAGACAACTGCTCTCACAGGTAGCTATCCTTCAGACAATGATGAAACAGAAGGCCTTATCGACTTTACAGACGGTACTGACGGCACATATGCGACTGATCCTGTATTCAGTCCTGTGAGCTGGTCACTCAAGGAAAAAGGTGCTTTCATTAAGATTTCCAACACACTTCTCTCACTCACTGATAATGACCTTATCGACTACATTGTGAGAAGATTTGCAAAAAAAGCAGTTATCACAGAAAATACTATGGCAAAGGCAAAGCTTGAAGCAAACAAGACCGCGAAGACTCTCAGCGGCTGGGGAGCACTTAAGGTTTCAATCAACGTCGATCTCGATCCCGGTTCACTCTATAACACAAAGATAGTAACAAATCAGGACGGCTTTAATGCGCTTGATCAGGCTCTTGACCTTAACGGCAGAGCTGTACTTCAGCCAGATCCGACACAGCCTACACGCAAGCTCTTTATGGGCTATCCTATTGAAGTATATTCAAATGCTATGCTTCCGAGTGACACAACAAACAATGTTGCCCCTATATACTATGGTAATATTGAGGACGGTGTACAGTTCGTCGACCTCGACAATATCTCATTCGCATCCTCAAAGGAAGCAGGCTTCATGAGCAACACAACAATCTGCCGCCTCATCGAGTGGGTGGATGTTGTTCAGGCTGATGCCTCCGACAAGTGCTACTGCTTCGGCAAGCTCGCACTGGGGGAATAACGAGCGAGAGTTCTGAGACCCTTGCCGCCGCTGATACCAACAGCGACGGCGAGCTGTCGCAGGAAGAGCTCGAAGCTCTGACAGTTGCTCAGCTGAGGGCTCTCGCTGAAGACATGAACATCGAACTGACAGCAACCAAGAAAGCTGACATAATCGCCGAGATACTTGCGGCACAGGAATAAGCTCTAACTCGTCGGAAAGGAGGACCTCATGGAGCTATCACTTATAAAGCAGTTTTTAAAGGTCGACTTTGACGACGACGATAATATCATCAAGCTGATGGCGGATGTCGCTACTAATTACATCAACGCAGCAGTTGGCTCTTGCAATTACGATGACGCGAGGGTAAGGCTTCTCGCCCTCGTAATTATCACAGAGCTCTACGAGAAGCGAAGCTACTCCGTAGAGAAAGCAGGCGTTAAAGCACAGTATACGATAAGATCTATCATAGCGCAGCTGCAAGCGGAGCAGGAGATGACCGACGATGATGTTTGAAACAGATGTAGGGCGCCTGAATAAGCGTATCACGATACAGCAAGCAAGCTCGGAGGAGCAGTTCGACACGATTGGAAATCAGCTTCCCGGCTGGACTGACTATCACTCATGCTGGGCCGCAGTGATGGGCGACTCCGACAAGGAGAGCTATGCTGCCAAGGAGCCCCGTGATAAGGCAGTTAAGAATTTCAAAGTTCGATATTGCCGCAAGCTCGAAGACATGACAACAGACAGCTATCGCATCAAGTACAGAGGACACTACTACAACATAGTAAGTATCGACAATCTCGCCGAAGCTGACTCCTTGCTTATCATCAAGGCTCGGAGGGAGGAAGATCATGAATGAGATCATTACTCCCGACGAGTTCGTTGAGGCTCTTGCTGAGGCGACCAGAACCATGACCGAGGAGGTCGTGGAAGAGATGGAAAACGGTCTCGTCGATATCGCTAACAATGCGGTCGAGGAGCTCAAGCGTCTCTCTCCCGTCTATAAGGGAAGCAGCAAGAAATTGAAAAAAGGTGACTACCGCAAGAAGTGGAAGTGCCTCGTTGAGAAAGAGCGCGGTGTCACAAGAGTGACAATCTACAATGCGAAAGGCGGTCTCACGCATCTGCTTGAGAACGGCCACGTCGTCAGAAACGGCACTAAGAGAGTGGTCGGAAATGCCGACCCTATACCGCATATCTCGATAGTCAATGAGCACGCCGAAAAAGAACTTGACAAGCTGATGGAGGGGCTGTAATGGAACTGAAAGAGATCCGCGACAGACTCTTGTCGCTTGGCTTACCGGTAGCATATCTGAGATTTAAGAAAGCTCAGAAGCTGCCGTTCATCGTATATTACGAGTCAGACACCGAGATAACAGGTGCCGACAATTTTAACCTCTATCGTGATGTCGAAATCACGATAGAGCTTTACACAGAGGACAAGGATCCTCAGCTGGAGCGCAGGCTTGAAAATCTTTTCCGCGAGGTAGAGATTGACAAGGAAGGCGACACAGCTCTCGAGGACGAGGAAATGCTGCTTACAGTATTCTCGTTCCGCACAATACAGTACATAGAGGAGGATAATGACAATGCCTGATAGCACTACATACAGACAGGAAAAAGACCGTATCGCGCTCGGCTCCGTGGACGTATATGTCACAGAGTGGACCGGTACGGCAATCTCGGATATTCCCGACGATGCTACCCTTGAGGTGGACGCTAATCTTATCGGACGCACCAAGGACGGCGCAGAGTTCGAGTATCAGACAACGTGGTACTCAGTCAAGTCAGATGACGGAAAAGCGTCAAGAAATGAGATGACAGACGACAACGGATACATGAGCTACGGCATGATCACCTGGAACGGTGACACAATTTCAAAGCTGATTTCTACAGCATCTGCGACAGTCTCAGGCACAGGCTCTACAGCTAAGCGTCGTACTCTTATCGGAGGAGTTGCTAATGACAACGGAAAGATATATCTTTTCCGTGCTGTTCACAAGGATAAGGTCAAGGGCGATGTTCGCTACACAATGATCGGTAAGAATATCAACGGCTTCGCAGCATCATACCGCCCCGGTCAGCCTACAACGATCACTCCGAGAATTCAGGCAGAGCCGTTCAGTGACGGCCATCTGCTCGTAATCGACGAAGATAACATAGACGCAGGAGCATGATATGAGATACGAGGTACTTGAGTACTTCGAGGATAAGCAGGATAATCGTCGAAAGTACTTTCCTGGCGACACTTATCCGCGCAGAGGGCTCAAGCCCACGGCAGAGCGCCTCGAAGAGCTCTCCACTGATAAAAATTGCCGTGGAGTGCCTCTCATCAGAGAGGAGCAGAAAGAAGATAAAGAGGCTCAGACCGAAGCTGAGTCATAGTATGAGGCGAGCTTCGGCTCGCCTTTTATCGTATAAGGAGGTGCAAAATGAGATTATTTAAATTTAGACTTAAATCAAAGCAAATACTCTCCATCACTGAGCCGAGTGTCAAAGAGTGCGATGGTATACTTAATCCTGCTAATGTAACTGAATTGATCGATGCCGCTGAGAAATTTTTATCACGAAATCTCGAAAATGTGAATGTGCGTGATCAAATGACTGATATTGATATAATTGCACTGAGAATAATGTTGCAGACATGGCTTGAAGAAATAAAAAAGGATCCAGCGTACAAATCTCCGCCTGTGCAGTCAACTGCACAGCCTGTGATACCATATAACTGCATCACAATGCACATCAAAGCTGTTGCAGACTATGCACGCATGAGCTTTCCGGAGGTCTGGAGTCTCCCAATAACAGAGTTCTGGAAATTGTTCCGTGATGCAGTTATATGGAATTACAGCCGCACCGCGGAAGGCATCGAACAGCTTGAGCACGCCAAGGCTATGTCAGCGACCGAGCCTGATCGTGAGAAGCTTAGCAGTAATCCTGCAATAGTAAGGAGGCAGAAAAATGGCAAGTAAAAAGATAAAAGGCATTACTATACAGTATGAGGGTGATACTGTCAAGCTTGAGAAAGCCCTTGCAAGTGTTGAGAGCAGTGGAAGAAAGGCAAAAGCTGAGATGTCCGAAGTCAATCGTGCTCTCAAAGAAGCACCTGACTCTGCCGTACTCTGGCAACAGAAGCAGGAACTGCTCAACAAAGCAATCGACAGCTCTAAGGATAAGCTCAAACTCCTCGAAAACGCTCAGGAAGAGGTAACAAGGCAGTTTGAAAAAGGAGATATCGGCGAAGACCAGTATCGTGCATTTCAGCGTGAACTTGAAAAAGCCAGAGCAGAAACTGAAAAGCTTGGTGCCGAGGCAGAAGACGCAGGGAAGCACGTTGAGGAGCTGAGTGGAGAAGCCGGAAAAGCTTCAGGCAATCTCGATAAGATGGGGAGTACCGCTGAAGGCTCTGCCGAGGGCTTTACGGTCCTCAAGGGAGCAGTTGCACAGCTCGCAGCAGACGGCTTTGAGAAGCTCATGTCCTCCGCGAAGGAGGCATGGGAAGAGATCGACGAAGGCTATGATACTATCATCAAGAAGACAGGAGCCACAGGGCAGAGCCTTGAAGAACTCCAGAACGTCGCTGATAGCGTTTTCGGCGCCCTTCCTGTCGAGATGTCAGATACCGGTGCCGCCGTTGGAGAAATCAATACACGTTTCGCAGCGACCGACGACGAGCTCGAAAGCCTGACAGCGTATTTTCTCAAATACGCTGAGGTAAATGATACTCAGGTAGCAGGCAGTGTCCGCAACGTCTCGGGCATTATGAAAGCCTTTCAGGAGGACACCAAGAACACCGGCAGAGTTCTTGACACTCTGACCGACGTAGGGCAGCGCACAGGCAAGGACCTCAACAGCCTTGAGTCTGAGCTCCTCAGCAACTCTGCAACCTTTAAGGAGCTGGGGCTTGATATAAGGCAGTCCGCGGAACTCCTCGGGCAGTTCGAGGCGAACGGTATTGACACATCAACAGCCCTCGCAGGCTTGAAAAAAGCACAGCAGGAAGCGACAGCCGACGGTAAGTCTATGACCGAAGCCCTCGGTGAGACCATTGAGCGCATCAAGGGCACTAAGGACGAGACAGAAGCTCTCCAGATAGCAACTGACCTATTCGGTAAGAAGGGTGCCGCTACTATGACTCAGGCTATCAGAGAGCAGCGCTTTAGCCTTGACGATCTTGTTGCAGGTTACGATGATATGCGCGATGTAGTCTCCGATACTTTCGAGGCAACGCAGGATGCTCCTGACGAGGCAAAGGTTGCGCTCAATAATCTCAAGCTTGAACTTGCACAGCTCGGTGAGGCGGTTCTGCCGAAGGTGGGAAAGATCGTCAGCAAGGGAGTTGATGATCTCCCGAAGATTATCAAGTTCGGCGAGGAGATGCTTCCGCTTATCAAGGGCGTAGGTGCTGCTTATGCTTCGTGGAAGATAGCAAGCACTGCCGTCAAGGGAGCGGAAGCCGTCAAAGGTCTTGCGACAGCTATGAAGAGTGCTGATGGTGCAACGAAGCTCCTTAACAGCTCACTGCTTGCCAATCCAGCGGTAGCAGTGACAGCAGGCGTTATCGGCCTTACAGTTGCTCTCGCAGCACTTTACAAAGCACAGGAAGACGAGAGAGACGTTGCTAAGAAAGTAGCTGAGCAATATCGGGCTGAGCAGGAAGCCGCCGATGCAGCTCGCGAAGAAATCAATAAAATGAAAAACGGTTTTAACGACCGTGCCCGTGATATCGAAAACGAGTCCAAGCGCACCGAAGACCTCTGGAAAGAGCTCGACAGCCTCGCTGATGCCTCGGGCAGAGTCAAGGATGCCGACAAGAAACGAGCTGAGTATATCCTCGGCGAGCTCAACAGTGCTCTCGGCACCGAGTACACCATGACTGGCAACCAGATAGAGAACTATAAGACGCTGGCATCAGAGATCGACAAAGTGATAGAGAAGAAAAAAGCACAGGCCCTTGTTGATCAGTATATGGCGATGAACTCGGCGATGACTCGTCAGAATGCAGAAGCGCAATCTAATTATGAAAAGTATACTGCTCAGTATAGAGAAGCGAAAACTGCTGAAACTGAAGCAGAGAGAAATTTTCGTAGAGTTACTCAGAATTGGGATATCACCGCAGAGGAGTATATCAGTGCATATGAGTGGGGCGCTGGAAATAAAGAAGGATTAGCCGCAGCTCAGGAGTGGGTTGCTGCAAAGCAAGCAACCGTTGAGGCAGGCGATTTACAACGAGATGCTCTTGCAGCATTTAATAGTACAATAGACTATATTCACAGGCTCGATGATGCAGAGAAAGCATTTTCTGAAGAACGATATGATGATGTCAAAGAGATCCTTTATACAGAGAAAAATGCCAATGAAGAGATACTCAAGGATACTAATAGCAGTCTTACCGAAAGGGAAAAAGCATACAAGGATACTATGCAGAAGATATATGCTGACATAGATCTGTATTCTCGCAGTTGGCGGCAAAAAGAAGCAGATGCAATAATGCAGGAAATGGGCGAAGCAGTTAATGCCGCTCAGCTTGCAGGTGTTGAAGCAAACGAAGCCTTCGATGAGACTTTCCGTGAGAATGTTCAGAAAATGCTCGATGATGGATTTGATATAGCAGAGCTTGCGAAATGGGCGCGATCAGCAGGCTTGGACGTAGGAGACGTATTTCAGGAGGACTATACGAAGATAGTTCAAGATCAGCTCGATAAAGGCTATAATATCTCAGAGCTTCTGTTATGGGGAATTGCAAGCGGTGAAAATGTTGGAAATATTTTCACTGATGAATTTACGAAAAAATATCAAAGTCAGCTTGATAGCGGATTTGATGTGCAAGCGCTATTACAGTGGGCGATAGATAAAGGCTATGAAGTAGGCGATGTTTTCGGCTCAAACTTCAAGGCACGTTATCAGGAGTATCTTGAAGATTTATATTGGGCGAGCGATCCTATCAACAGATTTAGCATAAATAGCGAGTCAGATGCGCGAGCGTGGAAACAATATTTTTTAGATCACTATAACGACGCTGATGATGAAGCGGTTCAGTATTTCAAGCGTTTAGGTTGGCGTGAAGATAATATAAGCCTGCACGCATCAGGCGGTTCAATAGGCATTGGTCAGGCAGGAATTGTCGCAGAAGCAGGGCCTGAACTGCTGCAAGTAATGAATGGCGGTATCAAGATAACTCCTCTGAGCCGCACAGCAACAAATACCCCGGTCGGAGCAGGCGGCGGCGCGATAATTCACAATTACTACAACACAGTGTATGCGCAGGTAGCAGGGAAATACGATGTATATGGAATGGCAGAGGACCTTGCAACAGCTGAGCGTCGTATAGACTTAGGAAAGGGCAAGTGATAGAATGAGCAGTTTTATTTATAATGGCATAAGCAGTGATGATCTTGGCCTTATCATAACGACTCCGATAATCCGCCCTACATGGCAACCAGAGACCGAATTCACACCGATACCGGGCAGAGCGAGACAAAACTCATATACAAAAACATGGTATACAAACTCTGAGCTCACTGTATATGCAGTTATCACGGACGCAGGCGCAGCTAAGCTGCATGATATATATAATGCTCTTAAAGGATATGGAGCGCTTACAGTATCAACAGCTCCGGAAGAGATGCTATATGCTCATGTTCATCTTCCGATACCAGAGGCTAAAGCTCTGTTAATGGCGGAGCTGCCGATAGTCTTTGAATGCGAACCGTTTGCTTACGCTCTGGAGGAGCAGGTCGTTGATATCACAGATGCAAGTCCGTATAAAAGAGTAGACAACAGCGGAACTGTCTATTGTGATCCGATGATAACGATGATACCGTCTGCGGCAGTTACAGATATCAACTGCAATGGCAAAGTCATTACTGTAACAACGCCGCCTGAGATTGTCGGTGCTGGCTATTCGGCTGCGTATAGCATCACTCTCGACTGTGATGCGCAGCTTGCATACTATACACGTCCAAACGGCGATAAAATAGCCTGCACTGAGTACACAAAAGGTCCCTTCCCGCGACTGCATATCAACGACAACTACTTCATAGTAGGTGCTTGTCAGTCTGCGATCATCAGATACAGAGAGAGGTGGTACTAATGCCGAATATCAAAGAAACTACAGGCATATCTCCTCTTACAATAGTCACAGATGGTTCAGAGCTTCTCGATTGGCGTATAACCGGAACTAATGGAAAAATTGGCAAGCGGAGCAAAAACTACCTGAGGCAGACCACCACTCCAATACCGAATGGAGCTGTTGGTACTTTTATTGAGGCAAATACAGACGGCTGGTTCAATGGTTCACAAAACATTGCAAATGGATATAGTTTCAATACGAAAACCGCCAAAAGAATAGTTTTAGTGTTTGCGAAATCAGACCAAACCGCCTTATCTGTATCTGATGTTGGTAATCTTATGCTTGTCAAAGGCACAACAATTCCTGACACTTATGACGCGGACACTAATCTTTATAATAAGGGAATTATGTGGGGCGGTTTATATCCGCATACCTATAAGCCGTCTCCGGGAACATATTCAGAAGATGGAGCACAAGAACTATATGCAGGCGATAATGGCTATGGCGCAGAAGTGCTATATAGATTAGCCAGGAGCTTCTGGGAAACTCGATGCAAAACATACTCTATCACAGTAGCACCTAATACCAATTATTCAGTTCGTCTTTTCGGTTCTTCAGCTACATTGATGACTTATATTTATTTGCTTGACGAACCCGGTACAGTTCAGCAGACTTTTATGGGTGCGGATATGCAAGGCGGCGGCGCTTGCGCTATACCGAGCTGTGGAGAGTACGTTACAGACACGGAACAGTGGTGCAGGTTGGATTGTATTATGGCGGCACGATATCCCGGTACTGGCGACGTAGCCGTAGACGTAAGACCAAATAAATACGAGTTCTGTGAGTCTTTTGCGGAGCTTGAAGCTGGTACGTATAAGCTTATGGTAGAGGTTTTAGGCAATCACACATGGAACGGACCTTATGTTGGCTTTACATCTTATGGCGGAAATATTTATGACTCGTTTACACCAAGTGATACATACCCTCCTGTTGGTACATATGAACGTTTCGCGGTTATTGCTGAGGATAATACGCTGATAATCCCCGAAACCAACATTCTTGATAGTACGACAGTAAGATATTCTACATCGCCGCCGTATCCGAACTTCCATCATAAGGAGTACACATTCACTCTGACAAAAAAAACAAAGGTCGGAGTAATTCACCGAGGCTACAGCAACGTATGGAATTATCAAGGAGGCGACGGTGATATACAAGCATACTTCAGATTTATGATATGCGACGCTGATGTTGAAGCAGAAGAATTTGAGTCAACAAACCTATATGCTAACATTTCAGGCGAGAGTGCATGGGAACCGTACCGAATAACGCTATCACTGATAGTCAGTGATACAGACGGTGGAGAAGAGCGTTATGATTTTTATCTTGACGACTATCTGTCAGCTGGACAATCCATATCGCTACAAGATACAGGAACGATTATTTCCACAGGATATGGAAGGAATACATTCGATTGCGATTCGGAAATCAAGCCTGAACTGTATCTGAAGTACTACGCAGGAGAAGAGATCAATGTGTGGGCGGCCGAGCGCCCTGAACAGGTGAATATATATGACTTGCACGAACCTCAGAATGGCTTTGAACACAACGGTATTGCGGTACTTATGCCGTCCGAACTTGTTTCCGATAAAGAAGTCCTTGGGCGCTGGGATATCTCGCTTGTGCACCCTATAGACGAATACGGTAAATGGACATATATAGCAGGTCAGAATATCATCAAGGTGAAAGGACAGCTTTTCAGAATTGACGAGACAGAAATAAGCATGGACTCTAACTCCGAGTATATATCTGCGCACGCTAATCATATCACCTATGATATGTCAGATTACTTTATCGAAGAAGGCTCATATGAAGCAAGCGACGGAGCTGACTACGTTGCAAAGCTAAGTAATTCAAGGATAAAGGATTTTCCTAATCAGCAGCACGTAATAGGAGAGTACATATTTGATATCAGGTCAGATCTTGACGGACCGCTTAAAGCAGAAGTGAAAGATCAGTCGATGATAGAGGCACTTTTCGGAGCTGATGACAGCCTTGCTGTCAGATACGGCGGAAAACTATATCGCGACAACTTTCATCTCAGCATATACAAAGCACAGGAGCGTGCGCCGTCAGGATATGCGTTCGCCATTCGCTATCGCAAGGAGCTTACGAAGATAAGCTTTAAGATAGATTTCTCAAACTGGGTCACAAACCTGATATGTGAGGACAACTTCGGAAGTATGTACGCCGTGTGGTATGATACAAGCGGAGACTGGATAGTACATCATCACAAGACTAAGAAAGTGCACTTTACTTACGCTGAACTCGGCGACCCAGACTCAGCAATGGACAGGCTTATCGCGGACGGCACGAACTACTGGAACAGCGTTAATACACCTGTAATATCTATCGTAGTTGAGGTAGCAAACATCAAGAATGATCCTGCGTATAAGGATTTTTTGAATTTGCAAAACTATGATGTAGGATATAAAGGTACAGTCTACGTAGAGCATCTCGGAATAGATGTCGAAATGCAGATAGTTGGAATAAGAAGGAACGAGCTGACGGGTGAGGTACTAAATATCTCTCTTGGAAATACGCGAAACTCACTGATAAGACAGACAGTCCTATCTCAGACTGTATCGTCAGGAAGTACAATAGCAGACAAGCAGGCTGCTGCTGTAGCAGAAGTACAGAAGGAAGTAAATCTGCTTATAATGAGGACATGGGGCGGACTAAAGAAGTTCAAGTGGTCAAATGCAAAAAAATACACATGGAAGGAGTTAAAAAATGGCTACAAAGACAGTTAATTATGAGCTGACTCTGCCTGAGGATAATGAGCCAGCAGACCAGAATGTTTTTAACGAAAATTTTGAAATAATCGACGGAGTGCTCAAAGAGCTTGATACAACCAAGCAGGCTGCACTTAGTGCATCTCAGCTCGAGGCGACAAACAGCGGTATAACTAACGCTGAACTTGTTGAGCTTGTAGACAATGGAGCGAAAAACCTCATCAACAATACAGCCGTGTCAACAAGCATATTCACAGTCAATTCTGATGGAACTGTTCTTGTGAATGGCTCTTCAGGTACATCAAATAGAGTACTGAATCTTGAAGATAAGGAACGTTCTTACCCCTACGATACTGTACTTTCTGGTTGTCCAAGCGGCGGTGGATATGTTAATAGATACTCGTTATACTTAGCAGATGCAAATGGCAACCTCGTTACATTAAGCGCAACAACAGGAGCGGCAGATGAAGGAGATACTATATTAATACCTGCTAATACAACATTCAAATACGTCCGAATTCTTGTAAGAGCAAATCGGACAATCAATAATCTTATCTTCAAACCAATGCTGTGTAGTAAGACTGCATGGGATATATCGCAGGCTTACGTCCCACATAGTCCGACAAACGCAGAACTATATGAGATGATAAAGGCTTTACAGAGCGGTGCAACAAATAGCTCTTTGCAGTCAACCGCACAGCTCACAAGTATAGATGCAGGTGATAATAATGCAGATAGTTAAGGAGGAAAATGTAATGCAGTATATAATCATGATCACAGTCGTACTCGGCCTCGCAATATCCGATTTCATAACAGGTATAATCAAGGCATATATCACAAGGAAGCTCAGCTCAAGCAAGATGCGGAAAGGAGGACTCAATAAGATAGCTGAGATCATCATCATGACGGCCACCTGTGGACTGGAAATAGGTATCAAGGCCATCGGGCACTATTACGGTGACAAGCCCGAGCAGCTGACGCAGATAGCGGGCACGCTTGCGGCAATTGCAGTATTCGCATATATAGTCATAATGGAGATGCTCTCGATGTTGGAAAACTACTGCGAGATAAATCCCAAAGCCCTATGGGCGAAGAAAATTGTAAAAAGGCTGAAAGTATTTGAAGGCGAGGAGGAAAAAGATGAAAAACGGAATTGACGTCAGCAGACATCAGCTGACTATCGACTGGACAGCAGTCAAGAACAGCGGTATCGAGTTCGCGATCATCAAGGCGGGCGGCTCAGATGATGGCTTCTATGAGGATAGCACCTTCCAGCGGAACTATGCCGGTGCTAAGGGTGTTGGCTTGGCCGTCGGCGCATACTACATCGTCGGCAGCAAGTGCATATCCCGCGAGGACGGTATAGCAGATGCGAAGCGCTTCCTGGAGATCATCAAGTATAAACACTTCGAGTACCCTGTGTATATCGACCTTGAGACAACTAATACATGGGATAAGGCAGGCGCAACAGATGCTTGTATCGGCTTCTGTCAGACTATGGAGCAGGCCGGCTACTACTGCGGTATATATGCTTCTGATATCTACGGCTTCGCGGACAGGCTCGACATCTCACGCTTGTCAGCCTACGATAAGTGGGTAGCAAGATACGGCAGCAAGCCGCAGTACGTCAAGACTTACGGCGTTTGGCAGAAATCAGACGCAGGCAGAGTATCGGGTATCACCGAGAAGGTAGACCTTGACGAGTCCTACACGGACTATCCGTCCATCATCAAGGGCAAGGGCCTCAACGGCTTCAAGAAGCCAGAGCCGGCGCAGCCTGAACCTGTGAAGCAACCTGAGCCAGCGCAGCAGGCTCAGCCTGTAAAGAAAAAGATAGAGGTAATCCTCGAAATCGACGACCACAAATACAGTGGGCTCCTCGAAGAGCTCTGATAGGAGGAAACTATGTACAGCATTAGAAAATCAGACTTCATCCGCTTCAGCGAAACCAATAGCACGGTGTCGGTCGTAAGAGCAGAAATAGTCTGCGATACGGCTGCCGATCTGCCCGCATACGATGCAGTAAGCGGAACAGAGCTCTACATGGGCTCTATCGCATATGATATCGCAACAGGCAATATGCACGTCATGAACAGCTCACATGAGTGGAAGAACTCTAACGGCGAGGCAAGCAGTGCCAAGAGCCTGAGCCTGAGCAGCCCATCTCTCCAGAAGGGACAGAAGATTGAAGTCGAGCAGCCCGAGGAAAAGGAGCTTGAGATCATGGAGACCGAGGGCGAGGAGAAAGGAGTAGAGGATGACGAGCTTATTCGAGATCCTGAAGGCGAGTAAGGGCCTCCCCGCCGATGATATGTATACCGCTCTGCTTGGCAGGGCGGCAGGCGGCGGGAAAGTGCCTACTGAGCCGAAGTCCTGGGCGGATGTTCGGAAGATAGTCCGTGCCGGTAAAGCTCCCGAGCTCCTGCCTCTCGGCACATACTACAGCGTATGGGGCGACAATACATCGAAAGCCATTGACCTTATAGCATACGATAAGCACTTCGACCCGTCACTCACAGCCAGAGGCTACACGCACAGCATCACACTCTGCGAGCGTGATCTGAGTGAGATAGTGTCGTTCGACATGAACGAGGCGTTCCTTTATCTTGAGCAGGCACTTCCTGCCGGAACATATCGCTTTACGCTCCCCTCAGAATACGACGCTGCATACGGCGGAGGCAAGACATACTACTTCACATCGACGGCTTCAGTCCCCGTCGGCGGGCAGCTTGTATACACCTGGAACTATCAGCAGTTCCCCACCAAGTGTGCAGGATATAGCTCAAGCATCTCGACAACTGCACTCTTTAACGTCAACCTCACTGAGTGGATCTCAGGCGAGTCTCCCGAAGCTACAGACCTCGGCACGATCAAGCTGAGAATGGCGGATCCCGAGAGCGCATTCGGGAAGCTGAACTCCGTCAAGCGTGCAAGATACGGCAGCAATAACTACTATCAGAGTGGTATACGGCAATTCCTCAACTCGGACTCCGCAGGTGGTACCTGGTGGCAGCCGACAAACATATTCGACCGACCATACGGACAGAGATCAAGTGCAGGCAAGCTTACACAGCTGAGCTCAGACCTCAGGTCCGTGCTTGCAACGCCCGAGATAGAGTATATCACCTGCAACGATTTCGAGTTCGGAAGCATCGGAGATATTCCCTTCCAGCTTCAGACGCCGTATACGATAGCAGAGGACAAGATCTTCTTGTTATCTCACACCGAGGTAAATCTCTCATCAGCTCCTAACGTCGGCACCGTGCTCGATGCTTACGTTGGAGCTGGCAACGCGGACAGAATAAAGAAAAGGACATCCAACAACAATGCCTACAGCTGGTGGTTGCGTACCCCGCTCCCATTTTATGCCGGGCACGAGCGCAGCGTCTACACTTCGGGCACGTTGAACAACACCACTGCGCACGGTGCCTCCGGTGCCCCGGCGGCTTGCATAATCCAGTAATCCAGATAATCCGACTCCGTCAGGAGGCGGAAAACACACAACAACTACAACAAAGGATGTAATATATATGTCAGTACCCAAGAATAAAAGGACAGAAAACAAGTTGCAGGCTCTCAAAGAAACTCTTGACATGGTTAAATACACAATACAGATGTGCGAGAATGAAAAAATATTTCCGAAAAAGGCTCGCTGGAACCTTTGCAGTCGTATCATCGACAACTGCCTTGATATCGTCGCAAAGGTAAGGCAGGCGTAACTATACCCACTAACAACGGCTCAACGACGGTTGATGTTGCAACAACGCTGAAACCGTCTGAGGTATATATTAAGTATAAAGGAGTGTGACTATGAAGAAAATTATTGATGTTTCTCAGTGGCAGGGGCGTATATCCTCTGCCAACTGGGACGAAATCAAAAAGTCAGTTGATGGTGTTATAATTCGCTTTGGCTATCGTGGATACGGTAACGGCGCTCTCAAACTGGATACCGAGTTCACAAATAACCTTAACGCCTGCAAGCTGAGGGGTATTCCTTACGGCTTTTACTTCTTCACGCAGGCGGTAAATGCCGCAGAAGCACAGGAAGAAGTTGCAATGATATGCAAGGTTGCTGACATAAAGGCGGCAGAGCTTGGCGTATGGTGCGACAGTGAGACTTCCAATGACGGTAAGGGACGTGGTGACGTTCTCACCCGTGAACAGCGTACCATTGCCAATAAAGCCTTTATCGACTGTGTAAACGCCCGAGGCAGTAACGGCGGTTTATACTGCAACTACTACTGGCTGAGGGATAACCTCAACGCCGATGTATTCAAGCAGTATCCGTTCTGGCTTGCCTGCTATATGAGCAAACCGTTATACAGCGGCGATAATCTGTACTTATGGCAGTTCACGTCCCTCAACGGCTTTAATATCAAGGGCTTTGGAAAGAGCCTTGACTGCAACTGGCAGTATAAAGGCTTTGGCTCACAGCCTGCACAGCCCGTCAAAAAGTCCAACGAGGAGCTTGCGCAGGAAGTCATGGACGGTAAGTGGGGCAATGGCACAGACCGTAAACAGCGCCTTACAGCCGCAGGCTATGACTATTCAGCGGTTCAGAAGCTTGTTAATCAGATCGTGGCAGAGCGTGATAAACCGAAATTTGTCACCTACACCGTAAAGCGTGGTGATACTCTTTCGGCAATTGCCCGTATATTCGGCACAACAGTTACAAAAATTGTCAAGGATAACGGTATAATTAATCCGAACCTCATCTATCTGGGACAGACTATCAAAATATACAAATAATCTCACCTTACATTGTACTAATTGACTATGAATAGATTTAATAACATATCCAACACTCAGTTAATATCACTTATTGATAACTGGATTAAGTCAGAACGAGACCGAGAGATCATGAAACGCAGGCTCATTGACGGTATTACCATAAAAAGACTTGCAGAAGAATTCAACCTCTCTGTTAAACAGGCACACAGGATCACCATAAAATACAGCGATTATCTATATTCACTCTGTAACGAGTGGGTGACGATAAACTGTACATAAAATGTCTAAAAAGAGGCTATTCAACGTCATTGTTGGATAGCCTTTTTTCTTATATACTGAGGTTAGGTGATATAAATGTTCGTGAAATTCTGCAACAATCCCCGAGGAAACCTCAGAGCTGGGGACTGCGTTATCCGTGCAATATGTGCCGCAACAGGCGATGCATGGGAGAAAATATACACTGAATTATCGGCAGAGGGCTATTATATGGGTGACTGGGCGAATAATAACGGTGTGTGGGACAGTTACCTCAGACGGAGAGGCTACAAGCGGTATATCTGCCCGAACGACTGCCCGAGTTGCTATTCGGTGGCTGACTTTGCCGCAGATCACCCACAGGGTATATACATTCTCGGGACAGGACACCACGCCGTCACCGTAAAGCAAGGGGACTGGCTGGACAGCTGGGACAGCGGAGCAGAATGCCCTATATACTACTACACAAAGGAGTGATATCATGCCTTACTATGGCTTTAACCCGTATATGCAACAGTATCAACAGCCACAGCAGACAAACTTCGTACACGTTCAGAACGAAATGCAAGCAAGAGAGTGGGCTATTGCTCCAAATTCGTCAATAACTTTTATTGATGATAATCAACCTTATTTCTATACAAAATCAATGGGCGTTTCTCAGTTTGAACCACCTGTATTCAAGCGGTATCGAATAGTTGAGGATATTACCCCTGAGAACGTCCAGAATGTCCCACAAGTGCCCTCTGAGCCTTTAGGGGATAACTTGCCCGAGTATATGACAAAGGCTGAATTTGAGCCGTTTAAAACGCTGTTACAAAAGATAGAAAAGGAGCTGTATACAGATGAACCCACTGAATAATAATTCTCAGCCTCAGAACCCTAAGGAGCAGGCATTGAACCTACTGAAACAGCAGGGGATAACCGTGCCGCATGGTATGGAGAACAACCCACAGGCTATTATACAGCACCTTATGCAGAGCGGCAGAGTTCCACAGGGACGGGTGCAGCAGATTATGAGTAGAATGTTTAGAAGATAAAAAAAGAACAGAGGTAACAGCCTCTGTTCTCCTTAGTTTTATTTTCTGCAAAAAATAAAACCGCCTGCTAATCTCGTTGCATTAATATATTTTAGCAATGTTATTATATCACAAAGCAGGCGATTTGTCAAGAATGTTCCCGACAATTATGTCGGTAACATAAATTTACCGGCTATCCTTAAGGAGATAGTCGCTTACCGGGATAATTCCCCGGAGAAAGGAGGAGCTTATGGCTCTTACAGACGAAAATATGGTTTTACCCGTACAGCCTATGGGCTATGGTAACAACAACGGCGGCTTCGGATATATCCGTCAATCGTGGACGGGCTGAGAACGTTCCTCTTGCTGTCTATGTACTTATCAATGCACTCACCGACTGTCAGACGTTTTCGGGGAGCTGAACGGCGTTCAAGTTGAAACTGCCGTGCCATTAGTTCAGCTTCTGCCTTGCCACGCTTGCCGGGAAGCTGTGAAGTGAAGCTGACATATTTACCTGTTGTTTTATCGTACACTCTGCATCGCCAAGAGCCAGACGGGAGCTGCTTTGCTGTTGCCATAGTATCACCTCTTAAAAATTCCCTCTGTGAAAGAGGGGATAATCTATTTATAGTAAGATAATAAGCGCAAGTGCAACTAATATCTTGATTATTAATATTCCTGCACTGCTTTTTATATCAACCTTTATCTGCGGTATAAAAACACAAGCAGCAGCGCAGGTGATTAGTCCTTTATACATACCTTCGCCCGAATTGCTAAAGGCTACAACAATTCTAATCAATCCGAAAAACATACACAAACCGAATAGCAGCCAACTATCTGTATAGTATGATTTTGGCAGTTCGTATTCCTGCTGATGTGGTGGAGCTTGTCTGTATTGAGGCGGCGGTACTTGTCTGTATTGTTGTGGGGGTGGCTGCTGAGGTTGGAATTTTGGCTGTGTAGCTCCGCAGTAAGGGCAAGTTGAAACACCATCTCTTATTGGCTCTTTACATTTTACACAATACATACTCATTCCCCCTTTATATCGAGTACCTTATTCATAAGTTTTTCAATAACTTCGTCTTTTCTCTGGACAACTCCTTCCCGAAAGTCCAGATTTTTTTCAAGTCGGTCAATTTGCTTTTGTAAATGGGCTATCCGCTTTTCAAAGTCGCTTCTTAGCTCGTCATTCTTCGCAATAAGAATCGATATAGTCATATTCTTATCACGGATAAGAGACTTTAAGGCCTCGACTTCGTTTGTGCCGCTCTGATCTTCGTAAAAATCCAGAAGAACATCTGCAAGCGGTACGATAGTATCACGATATTTAAAGCTTGAAGGATCACTGTTCTCCGAAAACACTCTTTTCAGAGTAGCTTCGGAGAGAAAATAGTTTTTCTCTTCCAACATACTCAAAATGTCGGGAATAGTCAATTCACGTTCTTTTTTCACTTTTCTGATACGGTCAACAGTATCTTTTTTTAGTGTTGATACCTCCATGATACTCACATCTCCTTTGATGAACTGAAAATAATACAAAAATAATCCTTTGTTTGCCTTGTAATTATACCTATGAACTTGGTATAATATGACCATAGCAGCAAGAAGCGGTGCTGTTACAGCCGTCAACATTTACTACATTCACACTTATCCGTTTTTCATACCTCAGCGGATTTATACCACATTCTCACTAATGACGTGTCCTTAATTATATTATACACTATTAAATTCAAAATTGCAATAGTTTTTTCAAAAATTTATTT